TTGGCTGTAAATTATATTTTTGTAATTCATTTACTAATTCTACCCATTCCATTTTCATAGACAAAAATCTATGCGTCATATAATTAGACCAAGACTTTTTATCTTCCTCTGATATTTCATCCCAATAATTGGGATTCTGTACAGATGTTATTTGATTTATGTGGTCGAATAAACTTTTCTTTTTTATCATAAATCTAAGCGTGACAACGATTCTTCTTGTGGTTCTTCACCCATACGAATGTGACTCATCATAGATTTTGGTACAGTACCACAGTTACCACAACTATAAACTTGGACTGGTATCAAAGCTTCTTGACCAGTTGGTGACATAACTGGTGATAATCTTTTCAGAAAGAAAGATTGAATGAAAGAATAGTTTCCACACTTCTCGCATTTTATAGTTTCAGCTTGTGATAAATCCACTTGTACATTTGGTTGTGGTAGTGGTTTTTTTGCCTTCATATTCATATTATTTCTCCTTAAATAACTTCGTCTATTAATCCATACTCTTTACAAGTCCTAGCATCCCATAGCAAATCATGTTTAAGTATTTCACTAAGTTCTTTCATAGGAACTTTGGTATATTTTTTGTAGACATCTCTGATTGTATTCATCATCAAATCTAAATTCTGTTTTTCATCTTCAAAGTTGGCATAAGTTCCCCAAAAACTACTTGATAGTTGATGTATCAACATATATGAATGCCTACTCATAGCTCTATAAGAACCAACAACTGAGAGAAATGTAGCTGCACTAGCTGCAAATCCATCCACATAGGTATGAATTGGAACTTTACATCTCAGTATTGTATCCATAGATGAAATACCAGCTGTTATAGAACCACCACCTGAATTTATAAATACTTTAATTGGTGGTGATTCATCTAAATCCAAAGTATTTTTTAGTGTCAAACTTTTTGATTCTATCTCACCTATCTTTTTATTTAACTCTGACACACTATTTCTATTTACACCAGCATAATAGTAAATTTTGTTATCTTGTACTGATATATGTTTTTCAGGTGACACATTTTGTGCACTCTTCTTTGATTTTAATTTTTTATCACCCCAATGTCTATTCATCATTACTTTATCACTCCTAATAGTTCTATTAACATAGCCATAGCATTTATTTCTTTATCAACTACTTGACTATCTGACAATTCATATCTAGCCAAAATTAAAATACATTCCGCTACATGACCTTTACCCCAATCATCAACCTCATCATATAACAAGCGAAATAAATCAGCAAAGTCTGTAATCTTATTGTCTGCTAATAATTGTCTAATATCTTTGAAAGCTGTTTTCTTATTTTGTGTTTTCAAAATCTTTAACAATTTTAATTTGTAATCATTCTGTATTATACTTGTCGTATCCAATTTAAGTTTATTATTGACAACATTTCTCTGTGAAGAATTGATAATTCTACGAATGTCTGGATAACCACTATCTATCAATACTTTTAAGTCATCCATTTCATGAGTCACATTTTCACTCAAAAGTATATCGTGAATATGTTTTGCAACCTCACCCTTTGATGGTGGTATAATCTGAAACGATTGACACCTACTTTGTATTGGGTCAATAATCCGTTCCACATAATTACAAGTCAATATAAATCTACAATGTTTACTAAATGTTTCCATTAGATTTCTTAGAGCCGCCTGAGCATTTGGTGTTATGTAATCACACTCATCTAAGATGATAATCTTCATATCTTTGAATCCGATAGTAGAAGCAAAGTTTTTAACTTTAGTCCTAACCGTATCAACATTGTTCTCATCGGATGCATTAATATATAAGTAATCACATTCTATATTCTTAACAAGTAATTTGGCGAGAGTGGTTTTACCTGTACCAGCCTTGCCGAACAGTAAAAGGTGTGGTAAATCTCCACTCTCAAGATATACAGATACTTTACTTTTGAGATGTTCGTTCCCAATGTAAGTGTCTATTGTTGTCGGCCGATATTTTTCTACCCATAAACTATGACTCATTGTAAATACCTTTGTTATCTACTTCATATTTTATAACTTCTGCTTTGTTTAAAGCCTCTTTTGGATAAGGCAATAGTGGGTGTTTTATTGTATTCATAAATAATTTGTTCTCTTTTTTATTACCAAGAAAATATAAATATCTGTGTTTTTCTGCTTCTTTCTTTAGCCAAAATGTGTGTCCTATTTGTTTCTTTAAGTGTTCAACATTACTACTACCATATAACGAGTAAACAGTTCTACTATGAATCCAATCACCATCCTCTTCTATTCTCAAACTAAAAGTTGGTGCCATCTGAATATCACCACATCCTTGATATAACCAATTTGTCGCTTGATATATTCCACCAGCATGATTTTGCTCTGGATCAGCGTATGATATCAGAACTTTTATATCAGGTGCATTATTCTTCATCCATTTAAATGATTGAGATATAACATAAGATTCAACATTCTTTCCATATCCATCGTGAATAAAGAGTCTTGTTAATTCTAAAATATTTTTAGTAGTTAACTCTAAATCATCTTTGAATATAGAACCTAACACTCTTCTACCAATTGGAAATCCATAAGCTATACAACCAATTAACTTTTCTTCAAGCTCATCAAAAAACTTATGTTGATTACCAGGCTGGTAGAAAACTCCCAATGCATACCTACAAGAAGATAACCTACCGCTGTAATGATTTTTTTCTATTATGCTTTTTGCTATTGGTTTCTGTATTGGCCTTAAAAGAATTTTTGAAGTGTCACAAAGATTAGTCGTCATTAGTTGATGCTACTAACCAATAAGTTACACTAAAATCATCTACTCTAAAAGTAATTTTGGATAACCCCTCACTACTAACTTCCAATGTAGCACTTTCACATTCTTTATTAGCAGTAAGCACTTCTTTAAAAATGTTAGCATTAAAAGACACATTATCAATATTACTTGATTCTTGTGTAGTAACTGGAATAGTAACTCTATTAGTATTTATTGAAGCATATCCTATCACAATTTTAGTTTCACTACCATCTGTAATAACTGTAAAGTCATCAGTTTCGGCCAAAGCACCTTTACCTGAAATAAACTTACTCATTAAATTTGGTGTAACATCAATTTTTAGTTCAAAATTTGGTACAGTTTTTAATTGTGGTGGTTTACTAATGATAGATGTATCACTTAACATATAATTT